CTAATAGAAATGTTTATAGAGCATTTTGGAATGGAAGAATGATAATTGAGCAACAACCATCTGGTTCTACACCTGTTTTGGGTACAAATCAAATTAACCAATTTCCAAACAAACCAGCACAATTAATGGGTACTACTTCTGGTTCTGGATATTCAAATTCATATTTCCAAGACTTTAGAATGTACAATGGAACAAACAAAAATTATACAGCATCATTTGATGTAAACGATGTTTACTCAATAGTTGTAGCTAGACCACAATAAAAAATTACTATATTTTTATATACAATTGTTAAATAACTAAATACAAAAACTATGAATGCAACATTAGTATTAAAGAAGATTCTACAAAACTTAGCATTGGTTAAGGAAGAAGAATTTACATACGCAAAATTAGCTGATGGAACTATCTTAGAATCTCCAACCTTTGACTTAGGAGAATCTGTAGATGTTGTATCAGAAGATGGTACGAAGACTCCTGCTCCAGATGGTGAGCACGAAGTGGTACTAAAAGATTCTGAAGGCAGAGATGTTAGAATCAAAGTTCAAACTAAAGACGGTAAAATCGTTGAAAGAGAAAACGTAGAAGTAGAAACTCCTGCAGATTCAGAAGCAGTTGAAATGGAAAGTATCGCTGGTGGTGACATGGGTGATGACGAAGAAGTATCAACTGAAGAAACAGCTTCTCCACTTCCAGAAGATGAAGATAAAGAAGATTTAAAGAAAGTAATTTCTAAACTTGCTTATCGTATCGAAGAATTGGAAAAGAAGTATAATGAAATGGTAGCCGTTAAAGAAGAAACTATTTCAGAGGGTAAAAAAGCTGAGAAAGTAAAAGCAGAACCATTACCTGGTGATGTTGCTATGGCAGCTGTTAAATCTGATGAAGATGAGGAACTTCCAAAATTGGATGGTGCACCAATTGACGAGAACGCACAAAAAACAAACATAAAACTTGGTAAAACAGGTAAATTGAACAATTATCAATCAACTGTTTTATCTAAACTTTATAAATAAAAAAACTTATTAAAATGAGAAAACAACAAAATTTCGCACAACCTAGCGTAACTACAACTTACGCTGGTGAATTCGCAGGAAAGTATATCGCTGCAGCGTTGTTATCTGCTAAAACTTTGGACAACCAATACATTACGGTAATGCCTAATGTAAAATACAAAAGCGTTATCCAAAAGATTGCAGTAGATTCAATCGTAAACGATGCATCTTGTGATTTCACAACTTCTGGTACTGTAGCTCTTACTGAGAGAATCTTAGAACCAAAAGAACTTCAAGTAAACCTTGAATTATGTAAGCAAGAATTCGTAGATAGCTGGGAAGCTTTACAATTAGGATTCTCTGCATTCGATGAGATTCCAAAAGATTTCAACGATTTCTTAATCTCTTATGTAGCTGGTAAAGTAGCACAAGCTACTGAAGAAAGCATTTGGAGAGGTAACAACGCTACCAACGGTCAATTCGGTGGTATCTATACCGCTCTTTCTTCTTCAGTTGTTGCTGGTGGTACAAACGCTCCTGTAACTTCTTCTGTTTCAGGTTCTATTACTTCTGCAAACGTATTAACTGCATTGAGTGCATTAGTAGATGCTATTCCTCAAGAAGTTTATGGTAAAGAAGATTTGATGATTTATGTTCCAACTAACGTAGTTAAGGCTTATCAACAAGCATTGGCTGGTGGAGCACAAGGTGCAAATGGTTTCAACAACCAATTGAACGTAGGTGAGAAGCCTTTGAACTTCAATGGTATTGAAATGGCATTCTGCCCTGGTCTTGCTTCTTCTGCAGTAGTTGCAGCACAAAAATCAAACTTGTTCTTCGGAACTGGTTTATTGAGTGACCACAACGAAGTAAGAGTGTTAGATATGGCTAACTTAGATGGTTCTCAAAATTACAGAATCATTATGAGATATACCGCAGGTACTCAGTATGGTATCGGTGAAGACATCGCTATCCATAAGAATTATTAATATATTGAATGAATAATGGGAGGGTGAAATTCCCTCCCTCATTCTAATGTGTTAAAAAAACAAAAACAAATTAACTTAAAAAACTAAAACTATGGCTTGTAATTTAACAGCAGGTAGAAACGAACCTTGTAAAGATTCGGTTGGTGGTATAGCTTCAGTATTCTTCTTAAACTATACTGGTTCTTTAGGTTTAGTATCATCTGGTTCAAACAGTGATGCTTTACTAGAATCATTACCAGCAGGCTTAACAGTGTATCAATATGACCTGAAAGGAAATTCTAGCTATACTGAAACTGTAAACTCATCTCGTGATAATGGTACAACTTTCTTCTCTCAAGAATTAGTTCTTAACTTGAAGAAATTAACCAACGAAATGACTACACAATTGAAGTTGATGGCTTATGGTAGACCTCAAATCTTTATCCACACAATGGCAGGTGATACTCTATTGGTAGGACAAAGAGAAGGTGCAGATGTAACAGCTGGTACTATTCAGACCGGTGCAGCATTGGGTGACCTTTATGGTTATTCAGTAACCTTCACTGGACAAGAACAGTTCCCAGCTCCATTCGTATCTGGTTCTACATTCGGTAACCCATTCGGTTCGATAAGTAATCCTCCAACTATCGTAGTAGGAACTAACTAATCAGTATAGAAAGAAATAATTAAGAGGGTAGCACTAAGTGTTACCCTTTTTTTATGCAAATCACTATTATTGTTGTGAAAATTGTTAAAATAAAAAGATAAATACAAGATAATGCTAACATACTACTCATCTAGTAACAACGTATGGACATTCAGGACACAACCAACTGGAAGTTCTAATCTTAGATTATATCTACAAGATATGACAACGCTGGTTAATACATCAGCATCCCTGTCTAATTACCGATATGATGCATACGAAAGTAAGTTATCATTCACTGCTTCGCAAGTACCTACATTAGTAAGTGCAAGTGTTGGTACTGAATATAGAGCTTACATATCAGATACAACATGCTCAATTTGGCATGGTAGTATTAATGTATTTACTACTCAACCATTGGATAAAGCAAATTATGTTAATCAGATTCCATTGGAAGATGTGTATGTAAGTAATGTGACAGATAATGAATATATAATTTTAGACTAATATGAAATTGAATCAAAACTTTTCAGTTGTAAACCTTGCACAACAAGAAATCCCAGTTATTACCGAAGATACAAAAACACGCTATCAATGGGTACCCGTTGGTGTAATCGGACCAGATGACTTCTTCCAAAATGTAACTGATGCGTATAACAACTCAACAACTAATGCAGCTTGTGTTGAAGGAATAGCTGACCTAATTTTTGGTAAAGGTATTTACACAAAGAATACTGCATTTGAAGAAACATTTGGTAAAATTCTACCACAAGAGGAAATCAAAAGAGCTATATTTGATTTAAAATTATATGGTAATGCAGCTATACAAGTATATTGGGATGATTCTCATTCTAAGATTATAAAGATGTATCATTCTCCAGTACAAAACTTTAGAGCTGAGAAATTATATGATAATCCAAAGATTGAAAATTATTTCTATTGTGTAGATTGGAGTGACCATAAAGCACAAAGAAATAAAAAGAAGATTCCAGCATTCGGTACATCAACTGAAAAGATGGAGATACTTTGGATAAAGAATTATTCACCTGGCAAATACTATTACGCATTGCCTGATTGGATTCCTGCACTACAATTCTCTTTTGTAGAAGCTGAATTAAGTAACTTACACTTAAACAACATTGAGAATGGTTTCTTACCATTGGTGATGTTGAATATGAATAATGGTATTCCAGCACCTGAAGAAAGAGATACAATTGAAGACCTTGTAGAAGCTAAATTTACAGGAACAAGAAATGCAGGTAGATTCATTATTACATTTAATGATGACCCTGAAAGAAAACCAACTGTTGATGTAATCTCTACTGATAATTTGCATGACAAAGTTAGATATGTAGCAGAATACGCACAAGATAGAATATTAGTTGCACATAGAGTAACATCACCACTTTTGTTTGGTGTTAGAACTGTATCTAACGGATTTAGTTCTCAATCAGAGGAAATGAAAACAGCTTATTCTATCTTACAAACAATGACAATCAATCCATTCCAAAACTTAGTGATACACTTCTTAGCTGAAGCATTAGAGAAAGGTGGATATCCTGATTCAGAATTGTACTTTGAACAATTAACTCCATTAGTAATTCTTTCACAAACTGCGGAAGAAACCGGTCAAACTGTTGAACAAGTGCAAGAGGATATTAACGAACAGGCTGAATCGGTTGATGTTATTGAAGATGAGCCATCAGCAATTGATGAAAATATAGAAACTGAAACTTTAGGACAATTCAGTAGAAGTAATCCTAATTTTTCTAAAAACTTTGAAACATATAAATTATAAAAAATATGGCATACGCTTTATTCATAACTCGTAACGATATAATCAAAAATACCCCACTTCAGGGTTCAATTGATGCTGATAGATTATTAAGTTTTGTACGCACAGCACAAGACAAATATATTTTGAATCTATTAGGTACTGTATTGTTCTATAAATTGCAAGCTGAAATTGAAGCTAATACTTTTAACCAATTAGATGTTTACTATCAAGACCTAATGAAAGACCATATTAAGCCAACACTTATATGGTACGCAGTGGTAGAGTATTTACCATTTAGTGGAGTACAATTTAAATCAGAAGGTGCTGTGAAGCATGAAACTGAAACTGCTAAATCGGTAAGTAAGAATGAGGTAGATTATCTTCTTCAAAAAGCTATGAATAACGCAGATTATTACGCTACAAGAATGCAGAACTATTTGATTTCATATTCTAATCAGATTCCTGAATACTATGAATCAGTTGGTAACCAAACTCAAATTTATCCTGATATGGGTAACGCTTACTTCGGTGGTATAAATTTATAATAACATGGCAATAATAGTAAATAATATTGGTACTAATTACGTTCTATATTATAATGTAATTAACTACTTCAAAACAATAATGAATAATCATCCGAGCATTCAAAGAGTGTCTTATGGTGATAATTTTGGTTTAGATGATGATGAGTTTCCACAATATCCATTGGGTAATGTGTTGATAACAAAAGCTAGATTTTCTGATAAAGTTCTTAATTACACAGTACAACTTACTATTGCCGATAAAATTAAGTTAAAGAATAACGAAAGTATTGGAAGACAAAATCAGCAAGAAGTGCCGTTTTATGGAAGTGATGATACGGTAGATATTCACGCAAATACACTTTCAATACTAAACGATTTAATTTCATTTACACAAAGAGGTACTGAAGCATTTGATATTGTAACTGATATGAGTGCTGTACCATTTAAGAACGAATTTCCAAATGCTTTAGCAGGTTGGGTTTGTACATTTGATTTAGAAGTATTCAATCAACAAGACATTTGTTTATATCCGAACTTATTGGGAACTGCACTAGATATCAAAGGTGTACAAACTGATTGCTAATGGCTGTAATAAAAGAACTTAAAGATATTGCTGTAAGATACGCAGATTTAGCATCAATATATGTTGCTAATGGTCAGTATTTTAAGCGAGCGTACATAACCGGAAACTTAGAAAGAACTGTAAAGAGTTACAACGATGTAAGTAGAGTTCTAAAAGAACAATCTGAAGGTAAATTTGTATTAGCTCTTAACTTTGCTCCTCCAGGTGCTACCTATGGTTATTTTGTGCATGAGGGTAAAGGAACATCTGCAAAGTATGGTAGGAGACCTTACGCAGAAGTAGCTGCAAATGATCCTGAAATACAAATGTTAGTAGATAAGTTTGTACAATCTCAGATGCAAAAACAATTAGAGAAAATAGAAAACCAATTAGATATTCAAATCAAATCGTTTTCTAAAAAGTAGTATCCAATACTTTTGCATCTAAAATGGTTAAAATAATAAAAGATTTTAGATGGCTCTGTCAATTACTCAAACACCTGCAACCTGCTCATTGGTTCAATCTCCCACAATATTCACATTTTCGGAGAGCGGAGATGTTGTATTATCTTCATCATTTCAGTATTATTCTGATTTATACTATTGGAGTGGAACACCTTCAAACTCAGGTTCAATACCAAATTATACATTAGTTAAATACCCTAATGCAAGTAGAGTGGGTATTTTTGATGTTGGTAGAATTCTTAACTCTACTCTAACTGGTTCAGTAGAAGCTAATCAATCAAATATAAAGTATTTTAAAGTAGATGGATATTTCAGATATCAATCAGGTTCAGTATTTGTAACGGGTTCTCACGTTGAGAGTTCAGTTTTCAAAGCGTTGGATGGATATGATGTTTTTGATGAACCTATTGGACAACAAATAAATAAGAAGACTCCATACTGGCCTATAATGACCGATGGTCCCTCAATACAAACGGCTCTGTTGGAAGATATTGGTAATATGAGTGTTTATGTAGGTGAAGCATCTGCATCCCTTTCTACCCCTACAAGAATCGTTTATAGTGGTAGTCTTGGTAACGGTCAGTTCCTTCTAAGTGGAAGTATTTCATCTTCTCAGCAAGTTCAAACATTCCCAATAGGACCTTCACAAACAGGATTCCCTGCAGGAATAGTAAACGCTGATTATCAATCATATACTGTTCAAGCGTTTAATGGTGCAACTGCTTTAGGTTCTCCATTAACATTCCAAACTGAATGTAAACAAAAGTATCCTAATATCCGAATAAAATGGAAGAATAGATATGGACAATTTGATTTCTTCTCATTCTATATGGTTAATCGTCAATCTTTCCAAACTACAAAGAGAGGTTATCAACCACAATTAGGTACGTGGACTGGACCAACATTATCTTATAATCAATACGATAGTTCAAACTTAAATTATATAGTAGATTCTAAACAATCAATAACAGTTAATACTGATTATATTTCAGAATCTTATAATGATATATTCAAACAATTATTAGTATCAGAAGAAATCTATTGGGTTAAATCTGAAACTGATTTGTTACCGATAACAATCAATACCGATTCAGTTACATTTAAAACTGGCGTTGTTGATAAAGTTATTCAGTACGCATTTGATTTTGATTTTGGACAAGGTTATAAACTTATATTATAATGGGATTATTAAGTACACAAGGCTTACCGTTTCAATTAGTTGCAAACGATACAATATTAGATTTATTTAAGGATGAAGATATTTTGCTATCTGATAATATTACAGGTCTATTTGATTTGGGCGTTATACCTGCCGATTTTACTCGTCAGATTACGTTGCCAGGTACCAAGAAGAACAATGCGTTCTTTGAGCATGTGTATGATATTAGTGTATTTAATCCTGATACATTTGCTACCAACATAAAAGTTCCAGCTTACTTAGATTTCGGTGGATTATATCTTTCGCAAGGTTACCTTCAATTAAACAAAGTAAATGTATTTGCAAATAAGTTTATTGATTCGTATGAGGTAACAATCTACGGAGCAGTATCTTCATTTGCTAGAGAGATTAATAGAAGTTATCTAACTGATTTAACTTCATTATCTGCATATAATCACACATCATCTTATAATAACATTTCAGCAAGTTGGGCTGGAGATTTATTCTCTGGTTCAATTGTTTATCCATTAGCAGAATATGGACAAAGATTAGAATTTACAAAGGGTAATCTTAATCAGTTTGGTGTAGATGATATAGCTGGTGCACTTAGTACGCAAGATTTCAAACCTGCTATTAAATCTAAAATAGTTTTAGATGCAATATTTAACG